CCAATCGCGGGCTGCTGCCCGAGGGCGTAGACCCCCTGCGAAAGCGCAAAGGTGGCGAACACGGTCACGGGAACCGTCGTGCCATCGGGGACGGGAATCGGGATGCCCGCGAGGGGCGTCAGTCCCGGCGTCGCGGCCGTCGGCGTGTTGCTGCCGCTGACAGGGCTTGTCATCCGCACGACGCTGCCGAGGCGGTCATCGGACGGGCGCAGCAGCTGCGGCGTCACGATGCTCACCGCTTCGTTGTTCGCGATGGCGTTCGCGTTGGCTGCCGTGAGGGTGACACTCGCGTTGCCGCTGCCGTCGGCTTGTGCGGTGCTGGCGGCGTAGAGGGTGTTGCCGGGGATCGGTACCGTGCTGCCGCTCGCGGTGATGCGATAGAGGGCGCCGCGCAGCGAGGCGGACGGATCGGAGGCAGCGGTAAAGGCGTCAAACCCGAACAGCTCAACCGTCGTGTTCCCCGCTGAGCGCGCGGCGTGCAGCCGGAGGAATCCGCTCACCCAATTCGATCCGACGGGCACGCCGCGCGCGTAGCTGCGCCCCGTCGGAATCGCGCTAGCCAGCGCGAGCGTGACGCGGCCATTTGTGCCCCAGCTTGCCGTGCCGGTGAGGGCGTAGGTGTCGGTTTTGACCCATGACGCCGACATCGTTTGCGGGACCGTGAAGGGCGTCGGCGTGAAAAATATGTCGGGGTTGTCCAGCGTCGCCGTTCCGCCGCCGACGCTGGACAGCCGCCAATTCCCCGCCGCCCCGAGGTTGAAGACCACATCGCCGAACGCCCAGTCGCCGCCGCCGGTCAGGTCGTCGACCGTGCTCGTCGCCGCGTCGTACGTGACCACGGCCTGCATCCCCGTGATGGGGTTCCCGAACTCGTCGAGGTATCCGGAGGTCGAGGTAATCCCCGTGACCGCGAGCGTGCCGGACAAGGGGCGCGTCAGCGTGATCGTATCCGACGCCGTCCAGTTCCGCGTGGCAAGGTTTGCCTGCGCCTTGCACGGCAGCGACACCGCGCCCGCACTCACGGGACCGTTGCACAGCACCGTGCGCGTCTCGCGGATTGCGGTATAGGTCCACGTCGAGCCGTCAGCGAGCAACAGGTTAGAGGCCTCAAACTCCGTGGCCGCAGTCGGCGACAGGATCGCGCCCCCGTCATCCGTGGCAATCGAGAGCACGCCGCCCGCTATGGCGGTGACTCGAACCGTGATGAAGGTGCTATTGGACCCTTGGTACCGAATCCGCGTGCCGACCACGGGCGATCCGCCAGCCGACGCATAGGTCGCCGTGCCGGTCGCCTCGCCGACCGTGTAGGAGAGGGCTACGCCAGTGAGTGTGTACACGTCGGCGGCGTACGTCGCCCAGGTCAAGGCCGATCGGGTCGATTCGCCCGCGACACGGATACGCACCCGGCCGAATCCGGGCGTATCGACGTAGCCGTTGAAGAATACGGCCTGACTCCCTGGTTGTACCGAGAAGCCGCCCACCGCAGACGTGAGCGTGCCGGCGTTCGCCGACATCAGATTGTCGGTGTTGCTGTCACGGAATACGAGGAAGTTCGACAGCGGCGACTGTGCGCCGTCGAGCGTCAGCGTGCGTGTCTCGCGGCGAATCAACTGGAACGGCGTGTTATCGGGGTACGCGCCCGGCAAGCCCGCCGATAGCGGGAGCGTGAACGCGCCGCTCGTATCGGGGATGACGTCGGCCGACAGCGGCAGGATCGCCCCGCCGACGCGCAGTTCGGCCCACTGGCGCACGAAGCTGTTCGCCGGCAGCCCCTTGATGGCGAACGGGGTGCCGGTGCCCGTGCCTGCCGCGCGGGCGCCGTTGGCCTGTCCGTTACGCGTGACGCCGAGTTCGTTGCGGAGCATCTCGGCAAAGGCCGGCGGCGTTGTCGCATTTGCGCCCGTCCACTGACTCAGCCCGTCGAGGAATCGCCCGTTGCGGAGTTCGTTCGCTTCGCCGCGCAGACCGGCGAGCGGCAGCGGGACCGAGCGACGACGCGCGCCGACGCTGCTGGCGTCGTACACCTCGACCAGCGGCGTCCCGGCAGCGTCGGCCGCGATCCAGACCAGCGAGCCGACTGAGAGTCCCGCCGTGCTCGCCAGCTGCACGGCCCCGTCGCTGACGCGCGCGTTGAGGATCGACTGCGCGAATCCGAAGCGATCGACCACAAACGCGCCTTGCCATTGCGTGTCGACGAGGATCGGGGTCGCGGTGCTGTTGCCGGGATCGCGGAGCTGCACCCAGCCCGACGCGATGCCCGCGACTGCCCAGCGGGCCGTGGCCATCGTCGCCCGGTCGCCCGTGGCCGGATCGGCGTCCCCCATTGGCACCACCACCGTGGCGAGTTGCTGATCGTCCACGCCGAGCGCGAGGCGCGACTGATTGCGCGACTCCCGAACCTGTATCGCGGGCACGGTACTGCCCCGTTTCGCGCGCCCGTGGAGCGTCCACACGCTATCGCTGGTCCGCACGAGTTCAAGTTCGAGTTTTGCCTTGTCGAACACGTCGCGGATGAGCGCGGCGGGTGTTGGCGCGTCGAGGTCGAACTGTACGACGACGTTTTTTTCGATGGTGCCGATGACCAGGCCGATCCGCGTTGCGGCGGGATGCGGCGTCACGTACGTCGTGAGCGCCTGCAAGACCGTGAGTTCGCCCGCGACCCGCGTCGCCACCTTCCCCGCCACGACGCGCACAATCGGGCCACCGGTGCCGAGGTCGGCGAACACGGGCACGAGCTCAAGCTGCGTCGTCGGCGCCGTGTCCGTCGTCGACACCTTGGATATGCGCCGCTCGGTGATGGTGCCGTCGGGCCACGTCAGGCGCACCACCATGCGGACATCGCCGCCGAGGTCGGTCCAGCGCTTGCGGCCGACGACAAGGTCGGTCGTTTCGTTGCCGTCGAGGCGGGTGCGCTCGTTGCCGCCTTCGATCGGCAGCGTGCCGAGGCGTTGCCCGCCCGAGGCGGTGTAGTCGGTGTAGAGGACGGCAACGGCGCTCACCGCACGCTCCCCGCCAGCAGCAGAGAGGCCGTGTTCGCCCTAGCGCCGAGTTGCCGGTCGACGAGGTCGAGCGAGGGCGAGGCGAGCGCACTGCCGGTGGGCCCGCTGCCGCCTTCCGCCAGCTGCACGAGGCGGCGGAGCAGGGCGGTCTGCGACGCCGCGTAGTCCACCAGCTGCAGCGCCGTGGCCTCGGTGATCGAACGCGCCGAGCGGACGGCGACGGTGTCTTCGCCGAGCGTGATCGACGAATCGGCCGCCGTGCTGCCGCCAAACGACGCGGGAGTCGTCACGGGTGCCGGTGTGTCGGCCTTCATCTGCGCCGCAATCAGCGCCCCGTACCGCGCGTCATAGATCGCGTTGATCTGCGAAATGACGTCCGCCCCCGCGCCGACGCTCGCCGCTCGCTTCAGCTGCTCCGTGCGCCAGTCGTTCAGGTCGGCAAGGTCGGCGTCGAAGTTCTTGCCCTGCGAGCGGAGATACTGCGAGCCGATGGACCGCGTGAAGTCGGCGAGCTCTTCGGCCGCCTTCTTCTGGCGCTCCATTTCCTCGGTCACCATCGCGAGCGCCTTGGCGGCGTCCTGCATGGCGAACAGCTCGCGCAGCCGTGCCGCCGTGGCGGCGTCGGCCGCTTCGGCGATCTCGCGGGCGCGGTCGACTTCAAGCTGCTTGGCTTCCAGTTCCTTCGCGCGCTCCGGGTCGAGGATACGCAACGCCTCGATCATGCGCTGGTCGATGCTGGCGTTCTGCTCTTGGCGGATGCGCTCGGCTTCGGCGGCTGCCGCCGTGGCCCGCGCGACGGCTTCCAGCCCCTGCACGTAGAGGATCTGCGCGCGGAGCCCTTCGTCGGTCACGCCCTGCAGTTCGCGGGCGTTGGCGATTTCGATGCGCTTCTGTTCGGCGGCGGCGCTTTGGCCCGTCGCCACCAGCGCCCGCACGGCGAGGTCATCCTGCACCGCCTGCTTCGCCTGCCGCGCCGCCTCGTCAAAGTCCCGCAGCGCGGCGACCATCTCGTCGCCGAGCAGGGTCTTCAACTCTTCGAACATGGCGGCCGTAATCGTGCCCGCCTCCACCAGCTGCTGCGCCTGCGCCAGCGCGCTGTTGCTGCTGATCGTCTGGCCCGTGATGAACGCGCCCCGGCTGTCGCCGTTCAGCGTCTGCCGGCGCTGCGTCATGTCGAGGCCGAAGGCGGTGCGGTCGCGGGCTTGCTGGGCGGCCTTCTCGGCTTCGAGGCGGGTCCGCGTTGCTTCGGCGGCAGCGGCTTCCGCCTCCTGCACCTTCCGCAACTGCGCGACATACGGCGAGTCTTTCCCGAACTTCTCCGTCGCCTCGTTCATCTCCTTCTGTGCCGCCAGCGACTCCGCGAGCCGGTCGGCTTCCGTGTCGGCACCCGCCGCGCGCATCTGCCGCACGGAGAGGTCGCCCATGGCCAGCCGCATCGACTCTTCGAACTGCTGCCGGATAATCGCCAGCCGCTGCGTTTCGAGCGCGTTCAGCTCGGCCAGCACGCGGTTGCGCTCGGCTTCGTTCTTCCGTCCGCTGAACGCCGCCTCGGCCTGCTGCCGGAGCTGTACGAACTGCGCGCTCGCTTGCGACAGCGCCTGCGATAGCCCGTCGCCCGCGAAGCTGGCGCGCATGGTGTTCAGCGCTTCGTTCAGCTGCTGCTGCGCCGCGCGCTGCGCAATGAGTTGCTGCGTCGCGTTCTTCGACGCGCCGAGCAAGCCGCCGATGCCGCCGATGAGCCCACCGACGACCGCGCCAATGAGGTTGCCGACGCCAGGGATCACCGTGCCCGCCGCCGCGCCCGTGGCCGCGCCAGCCGCCGCACCGCCGAGCGCACCCGTCGTGCGACTGCTGGTCGACGATCCCACGGCGAACCCCGCCCCGAAGCTGCCCACGGCGCCGCCGACGGCCGTCGCGGCTCGCTGCGTGCCGCTCATCTTCTGGCCGCTGTTGCGCATCTGATCCGCGCGCTGCTGCGCCCGTGCGAGCTGATCCAACGCCGTCGCCAACAGTCCGATCATCTTTACGGCGTCGTTGCCGGTGCCGTTCAGCGCCTGCGAGATGTCGCGCAACGTGCCCGACACCGACTGCAGCGCGCTATCCCATTCCTTCATGGCCTTGATGTTCGCGTTCGTCCCGTTCGCCGCATCCTGCGCCTGCACGAGCTTCATATTCGCGGCGGCCAAGCGCTCGAGCAGGGCCGTCGTGATCGTGATCCCCTTGCTGCGCAGCTCTTCGACCTGCGTCGCCGTCATCACTTCGGCGCGATAGCTCACGGTATCGGCGATCCCAAGCCGCACGGCGTTCGCGTGGGCCGTCGCGACGTTGGCCGCCTTCTCCTGCGCCTGCACGAGCTTGAGCACTTCGGCGAAACTCATCTTGACCGGCTCGACGAACTGCCGGAGGGCGTTCGCGTTTTCGATGGCGCGCTGGCGGGCCATGCCCGCGCTGAACGCGGTCTTGTCGAGCGCCTCAGCGAGATCCTTGCTCGTCTTCTCGGCGTCGCGCTGCGCCTTCGTCTGCCGTTCCGTCGTCGTGGTCAGCTGCCCCTGCATCGCCACGATGGCGCTCGCGGTGGTGAAGTAGCTTTTCGCCTTGGCGTCGCCGTCCGCGAGGGCTTCCGCATACGTGCGGGTTTTATCGCCGCTGTCCTTCCACTGCTCAGCGGCCATCTTGAACGCGGCGGCGTTTTGCACGCCTCCGGTCTGCAGTGCCTTGAGCTCGCCGCCCAAATTCTGAAGCTGCTTCAGCATCTCCGGCGGCACCCAGTTGACCGCCGCGAGATTTTTGGCGGCCAGATACAGCTCGTCGGCCGACTTCTTTGCCACTTGCATCCCACCGGCTGCCGCTTCGGCTGCTGCTCTCTTGTCCTTGAACGCCTTGATCAGCAGGTAAATGCCCGTAGTCACCAGCGCGAATCCGGCGACCGCGAGCCCGATCGGCCCCGTGATGGCGGCCCATGCAGCCGTTGCCACGCCGGTGATGGTGGTGAAACCGGCTGTCGCCGCAGAGAGCGCCACCACCAGCCCTGACACACCAAGCGCGAGCGCCACGGCCTTCACCGCGTCTTGATACTCAACCATGAACCGCGCGGCCTCTCCGATCCCCGAGGCTAAGGCAGCTGACGCGCTCTGTGCTTCCCGACTGCCGCCAAGGACTACCCCGAACGCGTTGTTCAGCTGCGTCATGGCCCCGCCCAACGTCGGCGCGATCTTCGAGAACTCTTCGCCGATCTGCGTGTTGTTGCGAATCGCGTCAGCCAGTGCCTTTGACGACAGCTGCCCCTGCACGACCATCTGCCGCAACTGCCCAATAGTGACGCCGAGCGACTGCGCCACAGCCTGCGCCAGCCGCGGGGCACCGTCCATAATGCTGTTGAATTCCTCAGCGCGCACCGTGCCGGCGCCGAACGCCTGCGCGAGCTGCGTCAACGCGCCCGATGCGGACGCCGCAGACGTGCCCGAGACGACGAGCGCCTGCCCGATGTTCTCGGTCACGCGAATAAGATCTTCCTGCGACAGCCCCAACTCGCCCGCACTGCGCGCAATGCGCGTGTAAAGATCGACTGTGCTTTCGTAGGTCTGGCGCGTCCCCTGCGCGACGCGGAGCAGTTCACTCTGTACGCGCGCGAGATTCTGCGTGCCGGTGGTCACGAGGCGCAGCCGGCCTTCGAGCTGCCCGTATGTGTCGACCGCCTGCTGCAGGCCACGCACGGCGAACGCCACCCCGAGCGCCGCCCCCGCCTTCTTGAGCGATTCGACGGCGCGCTTCGCGGTCTGGTCGATGGAGTTGAGCGCGGTATTCGTCTCCTGTGAGCCCTTCTTCGCGCCCGACGAATCGATCACCAACCCTAGCCGTGCGACGCGCGCCATTACTCCCCCGGTTCGTCTGTGTCTTCGGGCCGATCCCCGGCCGACTTCATGCGCGTGAGCGCGAAACTGAGAAACGCCTGGTCGGCTTCCCGCACGAGCGCCACGTCGAGCGGGGTGAGCGTCGTGCCGGTCAACGTCTGGTACGCCAGCAACTCGGTGTACGTGATCGCGCCGATGCCTCCCATGCCGCTCGAGCGCGTGCCGCTGACGTGGCTGAAGACTTCCCACGCCCGCGCCGCGACCGGCGGCAACGGCGGCCCGACCAGATCGTCGAGCAACACGTCGAGCATCGCCGGTTCGGCCAGCGCCATCCCCGCCAACTGCTCGCGGTGCGTCTGGTCTTCGCCGGCGGGCGTGCTCAGCCGGAAATGGTGCTCGACGAAGGCGCGGAAAGCGTCGAGGACGGGGCGAAAAAACGGGCACGGTCACTCACGAACACGAGCGCCTGCTCGCGGATGAACGGGTTCTCGGCGTACAGGTCGCGTATCGCCTCGGCCGTGAACGGCAGCGGCTCGCCCGCCTCATCCTCGAAGCCATGCCAGCCGACGGTGAGCGTGACCAACCGATCGAGATCGTGCGCCGCCTGATCGGCGACGTCTTCGGCCGTGACGACGGCGCCCTTCTTCGCCTTGCTGTTCATCGTCGCATAGAGGCGGTTCTGCGCCGCAGCCGCGCGCCGGAAGTCCAGCGTGCGCGCCGTGTCGCTATCGGCCCCGAGCAGGGTGAGCGTCGCGGGCGTGCCGTCGGCCGCCAGCAGGGCAGGGTACTCGCCGTCCTCACCCATCTCGCCGAACGGATCGCGGACGATCATTGTCGCGCCGGCATCGGCCTTCGTCTTGAGCTTGAGCGTGCCAATCTTCGCCATGTACAGCCTCGCGCATCGCGCGGGAAAAGGGGAGACGGGGCGGAACTCGCCGCCCCGTCGGGTGCGCCTTACGGGGTGCGCGTGATCTGCGCCGTGGTGTTCGGCGAGGTCGCAAGCGCCTGCCAGTTCAGATTCAGGTTCGCGACGCTGTTGCGGCTCATTTCCGTCGGGCCGCCGTCGGTGAACTTGACGTTCGAGAACAGGTACGCATCGCGCAGCGTCGAGGCGCCGCCAAGCGTGAGCGCCAGCGAGGTCGCCGTGTCGCTCAGGTACTTGTCCATGATCGCCGACGCGCCGGCGGGCATATACAGCGAGACCGTGCCGGTGCAGACGAACGTGCCCATGTCGAGGCCGGACAGCGCCGTGCTGCCGAGCTGCGGCTGTGCGATGCCGGGGCGGCTCATGTTGATCGTGAAGCCGACTGTCCCGATGCCGGCGGGGCCGAGGTCGAGCGCGCCGCCTTCCTGCACGAGCCGCACGGAGCCGACCGGCGACATGATCGGGTTTGTCGGGGCGGCCAATGGCGCCGCGCCGAAGACGGTGGCGTTCGTGAAGGCCGTCGGCGGCGTGAGCGCGCGGTAGTTGATCGTCCCCGTGATTTTCTGGCCCTGCGCGAGCGTGACCGAAAGGCTTTCGATCAGACAGCCCTTGCTGTTCAGGAACCGCGAGATGTCGGTGAACTGGTCTTCGATCGTGAAGAAACGGGCCGTCGTGCCGACGCGCAGGACGTTCGACGTCCAGGTGCCGCCGAACAGCGCCTCCAGCAGCGGGTGAATGCCGCCGTAGCTGTACTCGAAGTTGATCACCCCCGTGCCGTCGACGTTGGTACGGATCACGTCCGGCACTTCAATGAGCTGGACTTCTTCCGATTCGACCGTGCTGGCCGCGATCTTCATGCCGCCGCCCGTCGTGCGGAGCAACGTCGGCGCGGTGGCAGGCGTGGTGCCCTGCGTGACTTCGGGGATGTACGCGACGCGGTAGCCGCGTGCGGTGGCGTTCAATGGCATGAGAGTCCTCGGTTACGCGTGGTCGAACGTGAGAGAGAGATAGACCGGCATATGCAGCCACTGCGGTTCGGTGATCGACGGCCCCATCCGCGCGCTTTCCATCTCGCACGGCTCGCCGTTGACGGTGAGGGTGGAGACCTGATACGCGGCGACGACGTCCGCGCCGATGGAACTGGCGACATGGGCGCCCGTGCCGATCGGGACGCGAATGCTGACGCGGTACGTGACCCGTGTCCGCCACATCGCGCCGGGGCCGCATTCACTCGGCTCGCTGTCGACGGTGACGAAGCCGTCTTCGACGAAGGCCGTCGTCGGCGATGGCACCCCGCTCGTGTTCTGCCACAGGCGCTGCGCCGGCAGAGTCGGCACCGTCACGAGCTGCGTGCGCAGCGTTTCGAGCAGCGCGTCGCCCCAGTTCGTGCTCACGAGCCGTACCCCGCGCGACGCGCGGCATCGTCGAGAATCTGCGGCCAGCGCGCTTCGACCGGTGCGACGAACGGCGTCGGCGCTCCGACGTTCTCCGGCGGGCCGTTGCGCCGCGTCATGCCGCCTTCCTCGAGATACGTCGCATACTCGGTCATCGTCGTGACATAGACACGGTCGCCGAGTTGGGCCGAGGCGGCCGCGCTCGTGTCGACCGTGTTCGGGTAGATCGCTGGGTCGCCGTCTTTGCGTCCCGGCGTCGGCGGGCGCACGCTCGGGCCATCGTTCGGCGAGTTCTTGGCGACGCGAAACGACGCGCGCAAAAAGCCCGTGTCGAGCGGCGTGCCGGGACCGAACGCGTTGCCGATGACGACGGCTTCCGCCGTGGTCGCTGCGGCTTCCTGCAGGGCGATGGTGGCCCGCCCTGAAACGTCTTCACGCCCGAAGGCGCGCAGCTGAGCCTGAAAGGTGCCGAGGGCGTCCGCCATTAGCCGAGCCCCAGCAGAAACGCGATCGGCGTGCCTGCCGGCGCGTACGTGTCGACCACCGTCACGCGCATGGTGAGCCCGTTGAACGTCGCCGTGTCACCGACCTGCGGCGTGAACGTCACGTCGCTGGACGCGATGAACAGCGACACGCGGGCTTGCGCCCACGTCGCGTCACTGGCCCGCGACAGCCGGCGCGCATCGGTCGGGACCGCGCGCACCGTCTGCGTTGTGGCGCTGCCGCTCTGTACGCCCGTGAGTGGATCAGGCGCGGGTGCAGGGCGGGTGATCGTGCAGGATGCTGTCACGCCGGCCTTCGTGGCGGCGCCGAGGGCGTTTTGGGTGATGGCGGCGAGGTCGAGGCTCACGACCCCCA